TGCTTTGATGTCCCGGATGTCCTCGCGGTAATCATCTTTTACAACATACTCTCGCGGCAAATCTTCCCGCAGCTTGGCTAGGTCGGCTTTTAACTCTTTGACCGCAGCCCAAAGCTCACGAGCGAACCAGCCAAGAACAGTACAACCACTGGCAAGAAGCGCGTTTATTAGATGTTGGTTTTCCATTACGACGTTGCCCCCGGTGTAACTGTATTTGCGTTTGAAACTACATAGGTATTGCCAGAAAGTGAACCACCAACCGCACCTCCAGTGCCGAAGCTACCGGACTGGTCAACGCCAGAACCAGCAACACCATTGCTTCCAGCACTACCGCCGTTGCCGCCGTTACCACCCCTGCCACTAGTATCACCAAACCCGTCACTAGTCCCAGCACCAAAAGCACCGCCAGTAGCATTACTTCCACCAACAGTCCCCGCGCTACCAACAGAACCAGCTATTGATAGGCTTCCAGCAGCACCGAATGCCCCCGCATATGCGCCTCCACCACCGCCACCGCCTGTTGCTCCGTAAAATTGAGGCACACCAGTAAACCTAATTGCTCCACCACCGCCACCACCGCCACCACCGCCGCCAAGGATAGAACCTGCTCCGGTTATTGTGACCCACTTTGTAGAGCCAGATAGCTGTTGAATTGTGACCGCAGGGCCACCAGCACTACCAGTAACGCCAGAACCCGCCGCACCACCAGCCGCACCACCGGTGCCGCCAGCACCTCCCTTACCAATAATAGTTCCACTGTTTACTATAGAAATAGTCGATCCTACAGACCAACCAGTTCCGGTATCCAAAGCAACAGTGCCTGTTGATGTAGAGTAGACATAAATACTAGCGTTAATAGTAAGCGTAACGGCAACCGGAACCGTGGGGGAACCAGCAGAAGTGAATATGTTGTAGTTAGCGGTATCGCTAGAGATAGTCAGCGACACCGGCGTAATTCCACCACCCACAAGCATATGCATGATACCGCTCACTAGCTTACCCCAGCGCCAGAGACAAACCACGTATTGGTATCTACCTTAAGGCACGTTGCTACACCTTTGGTAGCTATCGTTCTGTTACCGGTATTGGTCGTTCCAGCTTGAAACACCGTTAACGATGTAGTGACAATAGTGATTGAGGTTGTGCCGTTGTTTACGATAGTGAATGCAGTTCCAATTGGGAAGGCTACCGAAGCATTGGTTGGGATGGTAATACTCTGTGCGCCTGAGTTAGTGCTGTAGATGTGCTTGCCACCGTCAATCAGGACAAGCGTGTAGTTGCTGGATTGAATGTTTTGTGGGATAGCCAGATAGCCAATAGCAAAGGCTGTAGTGCCGTCAGATATGGTTGAGCCACTGGCTGCTACGACAGTGCCAGTAAAAGTTGTTAGCGCAGTAGAAGCCCAGTTAGTCCCGTTAGAGGTAAGCAAATTACCAGAGGTGCTGGGAGCAATAGGAGTAAATCCAGTGCCCGCACTATTACCTGCATAGACTGCGTAAGCAGTAGTAGATGTAGACCCCGTGCCACCGGAAGCAACCGGCAGGGCAGCGCCAAGGGTCAGCGAAGCAAGATAGTTCTGAGCAACAACAATGTCTGTGCCATTACACACCAGCACGGTCTTTGCACCAGCGGGGACTGATACACCTGTGGTTACCCTGACGGTTATGGCGGACGCGGTATTGTTAAATATGAAGTAGAGCTTCTCATTGGTAGGCACAACCAAGATACCGCCGCCCGTGCCGGTCAACTCCAAGAACATATTCCTAGCCACACCAGAAGCGCCGTTAGGGATAGTTATGGTGTCTGTTGCACCCGTGCAAGGAACAGTTTGATACCCAGAGATTGCCTGATCTATCAGGGTTCCCAGATTGGTATTGGTCGTGGTTCCCCACGTTCCCGTCTGTTCGCCAGCACCGATCAGTTCGATGCCAAGGTTGCTGTATGTTGAGGCCATATTAGAGTCCTAATGCTTGTTTGAGTGCTGCAAGGTCAGCAGGGCTTGCAAGGATTTGTTCGACTAGCGTAGGTGCGGGGGTCGGTTCTGGCACAGGGTCTGCTGCTTCAATCAGCGTTCCTTCTGGCAAGACAGAAACTAGGCAAGACTCCATGCCACCGTTGTCAAGAGTGCGGCAAGCGACAAGGTTATCTTTGTCAGTAAATTTCCAATTCATAGCCGCGCTCCGGTGAATAGTATGTATTTTCCAACCGTGTTCAAATAAACATTGAAACCACGGGTTACAGTGAAAGGTGTTCCAGCTACCGTAACATTTATTGCACAACTACTAATTCCGGCAAACCCAAAAACTGCTGCTGTGCAAACCGTATTTGCAGAACCGTCATTAGTTGACAAATCCGCCGCCGCAGATACCGTGATTCCGGTGACTGTGACTCTTGCCGGAACTTTAAATTGGACTGCCGCTTGAACTTGGTTTGTAGAAAATGCGTTTCCATATGCAATTACCTCAAACGTGCTGCCAGAAACAATTGCCGGAAGATACCGCTGACACCGCGCAAACTCACTCTGGTAATCGCGGTAATCCCACGAGGTTGCAACTGAACCGGTCTCAATCTGCACACCGGTAATGTCCATCGTTGCGCTGAGCGTGGAGATCAGACGGACTGCACCAGTAACGCCAAGGTATTGACCCGCTTGCCAAGTTAAAGCTGTTGACCGGGCATTTGCCCCGGTTCCTAAATCAACCGTCACGGCGAGGCCAAGTGTATTGGCAATAGACCATGTTCCACTCAAATCGCCAGTCAACGTAACGGTTTTTTGCTCCCACGTATTAGCCGCGTTAATTGTGAAACTGAACGGGTAAGAACGATCAAACGTACCGTTATTGACTGCCCCACTAAACGCACCAGTGAGCGAAGAGCGCACCCAAAACGAAACAGTAAACGCAATTGCGTTTGCAGTTCCAAGGCTAAAGTCAATGACGTTAAGACCCTCTATTCTGTTGTTGGTAACGTAAATAGAACCAGCAGCCGGTGCTGCATCGGCGGTTGTCACGGTATATCTAAGATAATTCTTAAAACCCGTCGGCGGGGTGGCTGCAAGCTGTTGAACTGTAAACACACCAGCCGCCGCAGCGCCATACGCAGTAAACATGTCGGCGCTGTAGAACACAGATGCAGCATTAATCGTAAGCGCCGCCCCAGCGTTCGTCTGGTCAATGCGAACGTCGCCGTTGATTGCGCGGTTTTTAAATGCAAAGGTATTGGGCGCGTTTAAACTGCCGGTAATCGTAGGGCTTGTGATAGTGGGGCTTGTGATAGTGGGGCTTGTTAGCGTCTTGTTCGTCAGCGTCTGGGTATCCGTCGTGCCAACCACAGCACCCGCAGGGTTGCCTACCCCACCCGCAGGGAATGTAACACCAGCAGTGCCGTCTACTATGGTTGCCATGTTTAAACGCTCTCAATCCAATTTAAAGTTGATTCGTCCCAAGAATACATCTTTCCATCAGTCGGCATAGGCACGGGCGCTTCCCACTGGCAGGTTTGTTCACTCAGAACCCAAGACGGAAACGGTTGCGGAGCGATAAACGCGTCACGCCCTGCGTCGTAAGCGTAGCCAATCCCGGCGTAGTTCTTACGCATCTTGCCGTTGTAGCTGGTCTGTTTCCAATCACCACCGATTAGCCGTTCACAGAACGCAGCGCCAATATGCTCAAGCTCAACGCCTTCAGCGTTTGCCGTGTCTGCGTTACCAACGACGATCACTTGCGTTACCAGACCGTTTTCAATTTTTGCAAAGTGCGCCATTGCTGCTCCCTGTGTATTCTTTAATTTGTGCTGGAGACCAGACGGTAGGAATGGAATCCTCAAACTTTTTTATCTTTTCCATCGTTTCCTGTATCTCATCCCAAGTAGGCTGCTCGCGGTAATCTTCCCACTTGGTAATCACGTTGTTGCTGATTTCGTATCTTGCATTAGGCCGCAGCAGTTGCATGGCAGTATCAATGCCGTATAGCTGGTAGATTTTTACCATGCTATAACCACTATGCCTGAACCACCGGAAGAAGATATGCTGACAGCGTCAGCGCCAGCCCCGCCACCGCCGCCAGTATTTGCCGTCCCCGCTATGGATGATACTGCAAGCTTAGCACCAAGCCCGCCGCCACCAGCACCGCCAGCGCCTCCGGTTGCGGTGACGTTAGAACCACCTCCACCACCGCCGCCGCGAGTAACGGATGATCCAGAAATTGAAGAAGCCAATCCATCACCACCCGCACCGCAAACTGCTGTTGCTCCGATACCGTTGCCACCTACAGCATTTGCGCCCCCACCACCGCCACCAGCACGCGAACCGGATAGCTCGCCAGTACCACCGTTATTCCCCCCGGTCGTCCCTGTGCCTCCGGCAGTCGGAGAACCGCCGCCGCCACCGCCACCGCCAGAGCCTCCATTCGAACCAGTTAATGGTGTATTGCCGTTGCCGCCGCCGCCACCACCAGATGAGGTAATAGAAGAAAAAACGGAATCGCTGCCGTTTGTTCCACGAGAGCTAAGAGCGCCCCCGCCCCCGCCCCCGCCGACCGTAACTGTGTATGCGGTCCCCGGCGTTACCGCAAAACCTGTTGCCGTTCTGTAAGCCCCCGCACCACCACCGCCGCCTGCCGTATTGCCACCACCACCCCCACCACCCGCGACAACAAGGTAATTCACACTTGTCACGCCAGCAGGAGCAGTCCAGATACCGGACATGTTGAATACGGCAATTTTGCTAGGCGCGGTGAAGGATATGATTACGATGCCGGAGCCGCCAGCTTTTCCGTTGCCACCGCTAAGACCTGCGCTACCGCCACCGCCGCCAGTATTCACGGTGCCAACGGTTGCAGTTAATCCTGTGCGCCCGCCATCGCCGCCGCCACCCTTGTTTGCCGTAGTTGCTGTGCCGCCGCCAAGTCCAGCAGCGGCAGAATTATCTGTGCCGCCACCACCACCGCCAGAGTAGGTAACTGTTGCTCCGCTTATGGCGCTTGAATACGCAGCGCCACCCGCACCACCTGTTGAGTTGGCTTGAATAGGTGACGCAGCACCTACACCGCCAGCCCCGCCGCCACCGCCACCAGCGGAGTTTGTAGAACCGTCAGAGTAGCCATTTCCACCAGCGAAGCCGTAACCTGTTGCGCCACCGCTATTGCCTTGCGTAGCTGTGCCGCCAGCGCCCGTTGCTGCGCCACTTGTCGGATTGCCGCCGCCGCCTCCAGACCCGCCGTTTTTGCCATCACGCGATGGCGAAGATTGACCTGTTGACCCACTATTGCCGCCACCACCACCACCACCCAATGCGGTTGAGGTATTAAAAACAGAATCAGAACCGCTGGAACCTTGATTTGTTGATGTTGCTGTTCCCGCGCCACCAGCGCCCACCGTGATTGTGTACGACGTTGCTGGCGTAACGCTCCTTCCTGTTTGTACAAGTAATCCACCCGCACCACCGCCGCCCGTATATCCCCCGCCCCCACCACCGCCACCAGCGACAAGAATATCAACCTTCGTCACTCCGGTAGGTGCAGTCCATGTTCCAGACGCGGTGAACTGCTGGATGACTAAAAAGCCAGCCGGTCTGGTCAGGAAGAAATTAGGGGCAGCAAACATTACGCAAACGCCTGTGCAAATGTTCCATACCAGACAGAGTTAATGCAAACAAAACTAAGAATATCTGTGCCCGTCGTAGCAGTAGTGGTAATTGTCGGCACTGTTCCACCGGGAAATTTAACGCTAGTAAATGTAGCTGTCCGTGACCCCGTTCCGTCTTGTATCAGCTTCACAATGAACGAAGTGCCAGAAGTTGCAGTTGGCATCGTAAACGTGCAGTTACCGGTCAGCGTATAGGAAAGAACTGTCCCGCTTGCAAGAGAGATTGTCTGCGTGGTTGATGAGTTGACAATGGCTGGTGCGGTTTCAAGGTAGGTAGTAACGGTTAAAATTCCAGCAACCGTGGTTCCCGTAGAAGTGCAAGCAACAGCGGAGGTTGACCCCGCAAGTAAACTAATATTACCGGAGTTATCCGCAGTGGCTACGATGCCACCAACCCCTGTAGTTACCGCTGCTAATGTAGAAGCCATAGTCGTGTCCTATTAAATAACTACCCATCTTTGACCAGAGTTAACAGTAACAGCGATGCCGCTATTCACCGTTATCGGGCCTACAGAGAAACCATTTACACCTGTCTCTATTGTGTAATTGGCTGAGATTGTCGTGTTGTTTAGTTGTATGCCCTGACCACCACCGGTATAGGCGGAATACTCAGACGGGTAAGTAACGAATACGTCTTTGGTTCCGGCGCTGAAAGATAACGCAGAGGGCTGGGTTGCAGAGCTATTAGAGAGAACCGTGGTACGCGCAAGTGTAGTGCCAGATGAGGCGTAGGTTCCAACCCCAACTTCCCATTCGTTTGTGCCTTGCCCCGCTATACAGTAGTAAGTGGTGTTGGTATCACCAATAACAGCAAATGACTGAAACCCAGTAACC